GTGTTAGACATATATTCAAGCCTATCTCTTATCTGGAGATACAGCTACTGTCTGGTGTTTCAGGGGGCTACATCAGGACCTCGGCCAGCCTGACAATGTACTTCGCAATAATATGCGCCTGCAGCTTGATAGATTCGTCCTGGTTCATCTGATAGGGATAACCCAGCTCGCGGACATCTTTGCCAGTAGGCTCTTTAAACTCCAGTACGCTGATGGTTTCACCATGAGCGCTTACCGGATGATTCAGCACCATCTCTTTCATTACTGGTAACCTCCATCTTCACCGTGGAATTCGAGGTCAGCAGTGCCTTCCTCTGCGTTGTGGTTTGCCTCGCCATGCAGCCAGGCAGATGACAGAACATAGACCTGACCATTCGCCAGCTCGGCGGTGATCGTCATCTGGTCTGAAGTTGTCACCTTATTGACCGGAAACTCTTTCGGCACCTTGAAGGTGCCCTTCACGTAAGGCGCACGGTGAGTCTCCTTCCGGTCGACGTCACCGGCCATGCCAATGACGTCATCGTTGATCGTGGTGTTCATTGGCACCTCGATTCCGCCGGTCAGCGACAGCTGCTGACCGTCAATTTTGAAATAACACGTACCAGCAATGCGCGGCATTATGCGCTCTCCTCTGCATACTGAAGACGGAACTGGTTAAGCAGCGCGAAGACACGCAACTGGTTAACGTAATCAGGTGGGTACAGCACGTTGATGCGGGTCGGGTCATTTGCATCGCGCTCAACGATCAGGTGCGCTTTAAACAGGTCGTAGTTTTCAACGATCCCCTCGCGTTCCATCTGCTTATAGGTCGACAGCAACTCCCCTTTAATCACCGCCGGGGTGACGATTGCCTGGCCGGGGCCGAAGCGTGTACCGTCGTTTGCCAGCTTATGGCGGCCGTACTTACTGGTGATCACCGTCTTCAGGCGACGCAGGACGTATGCGCTGGTATGCAGCGTTTCACTGTCCAGGTAGCTGTTATCGGCAACGCCGTAAGCGTTTTTCTTATAGGTGGTGATGTCACGCTGAATGCGCAGCACGCCACCTTCGGTGTAAGCCGTCGCGATCCCGTGCGTTAACAGGGATTGCTGCTCGGTCTTGATGAAGCGCTTACCGCTCGGTGGCGGCAGCATGCCCACCAGTTCGCCGGTCTGTGTCGGGCGGGCCGGGTCAATTCGCAGGAATACTGCGGCGCGGGCGGTACGGCTGGCCGCCAGCTCATCGGCGCAGGACTGCACCGTTTTTTCGTACCCGGCAATCGTCAGATGCGGGTCATTGAACATGTCCCCCACGGTAATCAGATCGCTCACGACGGCAATTTTTGCGGTGTAGACGTGGCCGTAAATCTGGCGTAACCAGCTCCAGCGGCCGCTGGTATCGTTCATTTCCTGGCTGATGGTGTTAACGGACGCCGTGTCATTAAACGGATGGCCGATATAATCGAAAGCCTCATCCCCCATAGCCGCGATCGTTCCGGTCAGCACTGGCGCGCCGGTTCCTGCAGCGCCGGTGGCGATCGCGATATTCACGCCAGATGGCAGGGATTCGCCACCGCTAAAACCGTAGTAGTTCAGCGTCACCGGGATGTCGTTTGCCCAGGTGCCCTTATGTCGCGCCGTCAGCGTAACAACACCGGCGGCAGCTGAGGCGGTAAATGGGGTGCGCCCGTCAGCCGTAATGGCGGTGGCAATAGACGTGGCAATAGCCGCCACGGCATCACTTGCACTGACGGCCGCCTGAATGCGGCGGTTACCGATATAGATCGTCACCACGCCTGCAGCCAGGGCAGATCCCGTTACCGTCAGGGTGACCGTTGCTGCCGTTCCGGTAGGCTCCGGCACAGCGATAACCCAGAGTTCACCGAAGGGGTCGGTTTTCCGGTACGCCTCAACCATGCGCGCCAGCTGGCTACCGGCACCAGCCACACGAACCGCGTAATCGGGTGACGGCATGAATACCAGCTGGTTGGTTGCAATGCTGGCGCCAGCGTTAGCATGGCCGATCAGCAGCGAAGGAGCGCTGGTCTGGGCCGTATTAGCCGCGCTGTTGTCCATCTCTGCATAAAACAGCGGAACGCGGAGATCAGACGGGATGGTGTTCATCGATACAGTCATTTAGTGCTCGCCTTATTTTCCGGTTCGCCGCCTTTCACCGGCTGAACAATTTCAATATCCCCGTCGATTTCCCGACGGTACCAGTACTGGCTGTCTTCAACGTTTCGCCCTTCCTCAGGCAAAAGGTCGCCCCGGGCCGGGTCATGGACAGACCGCCCTTTCTTCGGTTTTACAAACATGGTTTTCCTCAGGTGGGAAGGTTGATTTCTATGTGGTGTTCGATCTCACCGTCCGGCCCCTGGCCCGGATCGATAAAATCAACATCAATGGAGAGGGTTTTGAACTCATCGAGAGCTTTCAGATCGTCCTGCTGTCGGGTGTCGTCTTCTGTCAGTTCAGTCTCAACCACGAAGTCGAACTGATAACTCAACTCGTGACGGTTCACATCCAGCAGCGTGCCGCCGTCATAGGTAATCGGGTTGCCGTGTTCTTCCGGGTTCCAGCCAAGCAGCGCTTTGAATAGTGCCTGGCGAACCTCGTGAACCACGTCGAAAGAAGCAAACTGGCCGCGTTCGTCCCGGCTGTTACTGACGAATACGATTACAGAGAATCCCTCACGCAGCGTCTGCCAGTAATCGGTCTGGCTTTTCTGTTCGCCCGGCGAATCATCGCCCGGCACAACATACGCCGCCGGCAGCAGCATCTTGCCGACCTCCGGCAGATCCTTAAATTGCGCGGCACCGGCAACCCGATTCTGAAATAAAGGGCAGTGGGTGCGCAGGGTGGCAATAACGGGCGTCAGTTTCATCGACCACGTTTCTCCGGTTTGAGTGAGAGGCGCAGCTCGCGCGCCAGGTAGTAGCGCGTCCACGGGCTGTTTCTCTGCAGCGTTTCGATCATAAAGTTGTTACGCGGCGCCAGCCGCCAGCCACTCCCCCCGGAAGCGCCCCGATGGTGCCCGCGCCGACGTTTAGCGCCTCCCCGCACTCCGTAGAACAGGAATGCCGGGTAGAAGTCGCCGGTGATGAGCCGGTTACCCTGCCCGTTTCGCTGGTTAGGCGCGATACGCGTCATAAACCCCGGCCGGTTCTTGCTGGCCCTGGGCACCATATATCCGATGGATTTTGCCAGTCGGCCGCTCTGGTACCCGGGGTTTTCGCCAGGCTCAGACCGTCCCCGTTTCATCACCAGGCGGCGGGCGTCCCGCATGTGGCGCTGGCCGATATGGATGAAGGCCCGGCGGACGCGCGCCCGGTTGAAACGCATCTCTTTGGGTTGCTGAAAATCAACGTGAAAAAAGGGAGTTGCCATTGCTGTTCCCTCCGGTTGTCGCTGGCTCGGTACCCAGCTCGGTACACTCGAGCAGCAGGTAACGCCGCTTACCGTTCAGATCGCGGCCCCGCCTGACGCGGTACACCTGTTCACCCTGCACCACTTCAAAATCACTGGTAATCCCGCGACGCCAGCGAACGGTGATGTAATGCGTGATCGCGTTATCGGTCTGAGCCGTTTCCTGGTAAGTGGTTGCGCTGGTCTGGACTACCTTTGCCCAGACCGGATAAGACTCGGGGTAATAAGGACGGGTTCCGAGATCTGCTGCGGGAACATCGACCCGTTTACGGAGCAGCACCCGCTTATCCAGCTCACCCGGATCGGGAAGCAGGTAGGTCGCGCTGGTTTGCGCCTGGCGGAGTTTCATAGCGGTATGAACCGGTAGGGGCCGACAAGCCAGGTGAATGATTGCGGCATCTCTGTTTTTTCGACTTCTGAGACAGATGAGCGGTTTTCGTAAAAGTGGGTGGCAAGCAGCAGCATCCCCAGCCGGATATCGTCCGTCATAACCAACCCGTCAGGATCGGTATCCGGGACACCAGCATCTGCTGCATACAGAGTCCGATTAAGAAAGCTCACCGTTCTGGCCTGAACCGCACTCCCTATCACCGTCAGCAACTCATCCTCTTCGGTGTAATCGTCCTCCAGCCGCAACTGGAGCTTAATTTCACTGAGTTTAAGCAGCATAAAAATCTCCATGCCCGCCAGATGACGGGCACAAAAAAACCGCTCACGCGGCATCTTTAACGGTGTTCTGTATTACGGCGCTTTACCCACCAGCGCTTTGATCGCCGCAGTGTCTTCCAGCACACAGTCGAAGCGATGGAAGGCCAGGAACGCGGTCTGATCATATTCAGCGTAGCGTTCAACCAGGCGTTTCAGAGTCATGTAGGCAACGCGGCGCACCACAAAGCGGTTGAAGTCCCCCAGGTAAATGAATTTTTTGCTGGCGGCGGCATTATCGATGGCTTGATCGATAACATACGGAATGCCCAGAACTGTCGCCGGAGAGCCGCCGGTGATATCTGGCAGCCACAATGGACGGCCCTGCGTATCTTCCATTTGCTCGATGCTCTGCAGCGTCGCGTCATTGAACGCCCAGCGGAAAGATGGGCCGCCACGATACGCCGGATCGAGGGAGTGAATCAGCGAATTCATATCCTTCCAGTTGAACGCGGCCGCCGCAGAAGACTGAGTGGTGCCAGTTACTGAAGCAGCCAGGCCCTTAGGCTGAAGTGGTGTGCCAGCACCGGTTCCCTGAACGAGATATTTAGCCTCACCGCGACCAATGCGCTGTGCAATACGGCCAGCCAGGTATGCCTCGATGTCAACGCCGCTGTCCTGCAGCAGTTCGTTAGAAACGCGGATGATTTTGGATGACAGTTTTTTGGCACCCAGGGTCGCCGTGCCGAACGTCACATCACCTTCAGTGGCTGCGGTGTTTTCAGCGAGCAGTTCGCCTTCTTCAGCAGTACCGTCAGAGGTCGACCAGGTAATATCCTGACCGTTCGAGGTATTGAGAATCTGGGCAACACTTGCGATCCCGCCGTAAGCCTTCATCGCATCGATGATGGTGTTACGCATCTGGGTAGGTACGGTATAGCCACCCTTATCATCAGGGGTGGTGCCCTGAGCACGCAGCTCTTTAACCGCCTGGCGTTCTTCGGCGGTCAGTTCGCTGAAGCCGTGGCGCAGAAGGCGATCAAATGCAGCGGCGCGGCGCCCTTCGGCCTGCATCTCCGGGTTTTCCTGACGCTGGCGCTGTTCAGGCTCCTGCTCATTCACAAAAGTCTGATCGTGACGGCGCAGCTCTTCCTCACGGGCGATACGCTCATCGAGCGAGTCCAGTTCGGATTTTGAAGCGTTCCACTGGGTACGCTGTTCATCAGTCCAGGTGGCATCACCAATCTTGTCGTGCAGCGCACGCATGTCGGTGGCGATGGTGTTACGTTTCTGCTTCAGTTCGTGCAATTTCATGTTTTTTCCTTACGCGTTAAGAAGGGTCAGCAGGCGCTCGCGCGCCATTCGTTGGTTAATGGCTTGCGCCAGCGCGCCGCTGTCGCGCGCCTCCTGCCAGGCTTTCATGGATCGGATGCCGGAATCAGCCTCCTGATATGCCGGGTACGTCACCGGACTGACATCAAAGAGGCGTGAAAAACGGTTAATTTCGCGAATGACGATCCCCTCATCGTCCTGGTACCAGTGCTCGCCGTCATGGGCGATACGGAATGCGAAGGAAGACTGGTTGATATCGCCGCGCATCAGCGGTGCCAGCACCAGATCGCGGATGGTCTGGGTGTCAGGTGCCGCGATGTCGTAGCGAAGCCCTTTATCATCGACGCTGACGCTCAACGTACCGGAAGCGCTGCGCCCGAGAATAAAGTTCGGGTCATGGTTGAACAGCCCGCGGATATCGTCACCCAGCACGTCATCGAAAGCGCCGGGCTTAATAATCTCGCGGAATCCCCAGAGGGGTTCGGAGCGGCTGTTAAACACCGATCCGTAACCGATAATGCGCGTGGGCTGCTCCCCCTGCTGTTCGGCACGGACCTCACCGCTGTAACAGCGAGTCTCGCGATCACTCATCGGTTTTTTCCTTTTCGGTTTTGGTGGTTTTGAAATCGTCCGCCGGGTTGGCGGCGTTGACGCTAACGAGCATTTCGTCCAGGCCGTCGACCGGGTTCATATCCTCGAAAGCGCGGGCTTCATTGCGGCTCATCCAGCCGTCGGTGATCGCAAAGTGATAGAACTGCGCGCGCTCCTGAGGGGTGCCACGTAACAGACCCGTGAGGTTAAACCGGACGTAATACCCGGCAGCCAGCTCGGCGCGGGTAAACAGGCGACGGTTAAGTTCCTGCTCCCAGTTCGTCACCCAGGGCATCATCGAGTAGCGAACAAACTGAATGGCCTGCTGCGTGATGTTGCTGTAGGTGGCTTTTTCCAGGTCGTTGATCATGTGCGCCGGCACGTTAAAGATCCCGGCAATCATCGAGCGGTTGAGCTTTGACATGTCGATAATCTGGGCGTCAATCGGCGACACAGTCAGCGCCTTGTAGTCCAGATCCGCAGGCAACAGCATGGTTTTGTTTTCCTGGCTGCGTAACGCCTGTGAAGCCTTCTGCCACTGCTCTTTAAGCCAGCCCCAGCTTTCTTTATTGAGTGCACTTTTAACGGACACGATCCCGGCCGGGCGGGCATTGCCACTGAAGAAACTTTCCGTGTACTTCTGCCCGCTCATGCCCATGCCGATCGTTTCGGCGTGCTGCATCACCGGGCTGAGGCCCATTTTCTGGTTATTGCCCAGCGCCCGGATGTGGATCATATCGTCCGGGCTGATGGCGAATGCTCCCTCTTCGTTGTAGAGCCCGTAGGTATAGCGACCGCCGGTATTGATCAGGGTCGTTTCCCAGGGCATGCAGCACTCCAGGGAAGTGACTTCACCGCGGCGGCTGCGCTTAACCCGGGTATATCCGTTACCCCAGCCGAGGATGTGGCGTTGCTTCAGCTCGCGCCATTTATAGCTGGTCTGCCAGGTGTTCGGCTCATCGTGAACCAGGTAAAACACCGGATGATCCCGCGCCGGTTCGACCCTGCCGTTGTGTTTTCGCATGACATGCAGTGGCATCTGAGCGAGGTTTGAGGACAGGACGTAGATGCAGGCATACACTGCCGCCAGCTTCATCGCTGTTTCAGGGCTTACGTACACATCCGCCCTGAAAAGCCCATCTGTATCAACAGCATCACCGGTTATTGGCGTACCGGGATTTTCGAGCGATTCACTTCTGAACAGAGCATCAAGCAGCACGCTTCCCCCTTCTGGCCATAACCAGTGCCGCCGCCAGCAGGAGACCGCCGGAGAACATCAGTGCCGGAGCCAACCCGAACTGCAGGTAAAATCCGAACGTGAGCAGACCGTAACCGGCCAGCCCGATTACATCGGTGATAAGTGATTTCATAGAATTAAGAACTCTTCGTCTGGATCGAGAGATGAAAGGAAATCACCAGGCTCTTTGAGCATTGCCCGCCCGATCGCCATAATCAGCGCAACCGCGCCATCGATTTTGTTTTCGTTCTGCTCTTTGATGGGTTTAACCACATCGTCGTTGCCAGGCAGATACTTCCCGACGACATTACTGATACACCAGCTCATGATCGGGTTGCCGTCGTGATGAAAGCGTCCCGACTCAATGGCGGCTTCCAGCTCCTTCATCGGGTCAGACATATTGGTGTAGTTCTGGATGATGGTGACAGGGTTCAACCCTTCATCGGCCAGGTCGTGGGAAAGGCCAGTGGCGCCAAACGGGTCAATGGGTGACTCGCTGACCGGGTTCAGCTTGTTCGCCGCCTTAGCTTCTTCAAGGATATAACGATAATCCACCTCTGCCCCGTCGGTTACCGTCAGTAACCCCATCTCCACCCATTTCTGAAAACGTTCAGCAGTGCGGCGATCCTCGTTCTTTTCGACGCTGTAAACCGTGTCATACGGCACCCAGAACCGCGGTGCCACACAGTAATAATGCGTTTTCCCGTCAATCTCGCGGGTAAACAGCCGTGGCATGCTGTTCATATCCAGTTTGCGCGCCAGGTCGAACGCCAGCACACAGGGTTGCCCCTCGAACTTCTCCAGGGTAAGCGTCTTGTCTTCGCAGTTCTGCCAGGACACCAGGTTGAAGAAGGCGGCCCGGGCAGCGACCCAGATATTAAGATGCTTGGTTTTGAACACCCCCGCCTGTCGGGCATTGTTCACGGCACGCTGTTGCTGGCTCAGCAGGAAATCGCGGTAGACCGACACCCCTATGTTCGGGTTTGCCTTCTCCAGCACCTTCGGATCGGTCCAGTCGTCGCCTTCATCGACCGTATAAATCACGCCGAACAGTTCCTCGTTGGGCACAGAGCCGTTCAGCATCTCAATCACTTCACGCCGTTTGTCGTAGCACGGCCCCTCGATGTTGTAGCCCGCGGTGGTGATAGCCCACATCAGCGGCTGTCGTCGTGCGCCCATACCCGTCAGCATCGTGGTGTACAGCGCATCGGTCGGGTGTTCGTGATATTCGTCGACTATCGCGCAGTGCGGCGAGGAACCATCTCCGGGGTTACCAATCAGCGGTTCGAAGCGGGCACCGTCTTCCGGCCGGTTCAGGTTTGATGCATTGACCTCAATGCCGAACGCCTCCACCAGCAGCGGGGTGCGCTTGCACATCAGGCGCGCGGGCCGGAATACCTCCCACGCCTGCTTTTCCGTCGTGGCGCCAGAGTAGACCTCGGCACCGAACTCGTTATCACAGGTAAAGCAGTACAGCGCCACGCCAGCAGAGATGGCAGACTTGCCGTTCTTGCGGGGGATCTCGGTGTAGACCTCACGGAAACGGCGAAGCCTCGTCCCCTTCTGCACCCAGCCAAAGGCGCAGCAGACGATGAAAAGTTGCCAGGGCTCCAGGGTGATCGGCATCCTCTTGAATGCCCACTCTCCCTTTGTATGCGGCAACAGCTGAATAAACTTCGCAGCCTTCTCCGCCATGTCTTTGTCAAAGCGGTACCGGAATTTACGGCTCTTCTCCTGAGCCATATCGTCGATATGGCGCTGACAGGCCTGAATGACATACTGGCACGCCGGGATCTTCCCCCGCACAACGTTGCGGGCGTACTGATTCGCGGCGTTAACGTTGGGGTACGATTTGCGGCTCATGCGTTAATCATCTTCAGGAAAGGGTTGGAGGTTTTCTTCTGGCCGGCGAGCCCGACCAAACGCTGGCGACTGCTGGGGTCGAGGCCCAGCATTGAACCGGTAGAACTCATCTCCGATTCCTGCTCTTTCTTCGCGGTCAGCTCAGGGTTCTTTATCTTGCCGCCCATTGCGCCCGTTATGGACAGACCTTCCACAGCGATATTCTTTACCGCCCGGCGCCAGAACTCATAAGCGACACACCAGCGCTCGAGCACGGCGAGATCGGTAACGCAGATCAGGCCCTGGCCGCATAACTCTTTTGTGGTCAGTTCCCACATGATCGCCGCAAGCGGTAGATTCTCTTCTTCAAACCAGTCCGGCGGTGCCACGCCCTTAATCGGGGTGAACACCGGCTCTTCTTTATTCAGGGCTCGCTTACCGGGGTTCCCGGCAAGCTCCTTGCGCGCCGTTGGCTTTGGGCGGCGCCCGGAACGCCCCGCCGTTCCAGCCATAAGCGACACTCCTGGTTAAATTTGATTTTTCGCGGGTATAAAAAAACGAGGAGGCGGGCAGTCCGGAAGGCGGTCAGCCGCAGGGATTTGACCACCCCCTCCCCCGCCCCGATGCAAACGAGAATCTCTCTCACTTGAGGCGGTCGCGCGCGGTCTTGCGGGCGTGGCATGACCAGCACAAGCTCTGCAGGTTGGAGTCGGCGTCAGTGCCTCCGTGTGCCTTCGGGGTGATGTGGTCAACACATGAGGCCGGCTTAGCGACGCCCTGCTTCAGGCACTCCTGGCAGAGTCCTTTGTCACGCTTCAGGATCCGCGCGCGGATAACCTCCCACTTAGTGCCGTAACCACGCTGGTGCCTGGTCTGCCCTGGCTTGTACTGCTTCCAGCCTTCACCCTTGTGCACTTCGCAGTAGCCTGAGGGGTCAGTTGTTGTTGATCGGCATCCGCGAACGCGACAGGCCTTTGGTGTGCGTGGCGGCATAATCTCCGACTCCGTATTAACCCCTGTAGGGTATATCTATGATTTATTCGCTATAGCCATTATCAAGCCCACCAGCCGATGAGCTTTGTAATGACTTACCGTCGAAACTTACCGAGGTCGCCGCGATGCGCCTCTTCTTTCAGCTTATAAAATGCCGTCTCGAATCCGATTTGACTCCGCCAATAACGAAAGCGCTGCCAGTTAAGATGCCAGCCAGTACACCACATGCCGCTGATCTCACGAATTAGTTAGCAATCGTCATCTGGTCTTGCGACTGATCGGCAGGCGGCCATACAGGCTCGCTTCATATCGAGCTCTGCCTGGCGTATCCACTCAATAGCTTCCCAGTCGTGAGGAGTGCGTTGTACATCACCTACATGCTCACGCAGCAACTTAATAAACTGGCGGCTGAGATCCTTAAACTGGTTCATCTTGCCAATCTCGCCGAATGAAAGTTCGCGGTAGCCCTTAACGGTGCTGCCATCCTGCGGTTTTGCTTCGCTCATTGATTTACCTGTTGGTTGAAAGGCCAGCTTCGCGACGCTTCACAGCGTGGCTAACTGTGTTGTGCAGAGTGGGGAACATCATCAGGCGCTCTACTCTAAAGCGCCTGGGGCTGCTCACTTAACCGCTTTATACCAGGCCTGCCAGCGGTACTTATCAAGGCGCAGCTGGCGCAGGCATTCAGCGGTTTCGATGTCTGCCTGCAGGTCTTCGTCGCTATTGGTACCGGCATCACTTGCCCGACACGGCTCCTGCATCAAATCCGCTGATGGAGTTGGCAGCGTCGATTGCACGCTGCCGCAGCTGCACAGCAGCATCGCCAAACTGGCACACAGTACGATCCGGAGACTGAACATATTTCACCACGTCGCGGGTAATGGTTCGGTAAATCACTTTGCCTTCGGCGGTGGCCGCAGCGGCTTTCTCTTCTACCGGCTGAATAGTCTTCTCGGCTTTTTCCTTCTTCTTCGCCGCCAGCGCGTTGATATGGTCAGCGTGCGCACTCCAGCCAGAACGCCAGGCGATCGCCCCGGTGACCGAAACAGCGACCACCAGCGCCAGCAGAACGTATCGCAGCTTCATGACAGTGCCGCCTGAGCCCGGCTGTAACGCACCTTGCGGTCAGCCAGTCCATTCTGACCGCCGTTGATGATCTGCGTGACCCGCACGATATCGCCCGAATATAGCAGGCAACCGCGTAGCGCGAAGAACCAGGCCGCCGAGCGGGCAGCGTGTCGTTCCTGCACCAGCAGCTCCGGCGTGCTCACCAGGTCCAGTTTCAGTGCGGTACCGCATTTGGTGTAATTCTCACGCCCGGTGATCTGCAGTAGGCCACGGCCGCGATATTTCCAGCCATCACCCTCAGCGGCGTTGCCCATTCGGCCACCGTATACCAGGTTGGCGATCTGTGGCTGGTGGGCGGTCTGCTGACCATCAACGCGGCCCAGCATCTCGCACTGGTAAGCCGTCAGGCGCTTACCGAAGGTTTTCTTCAAACCGTCGACCGAGTAGTTGAAGTTTTCCACCAGCGAAGTAAAACCAGCTGATTCGTGGCCCAGCTGTGCGATGAACATGGCCTGATCGTTAACTGCGGTGATGCCGAACTCTTTCATTGCCGCGTCGATATGCGGATACCAGCGCGCAGCTAACCCGGCGCTGATACCAGCCGCCTTCTGAAATTGTGTTTGGTTCATTATTGCCTCAGATGAT